TCCAACAAGTTCTTGATAAAAAAATTGACATAATATTTCTCCTTTAAATATAATATAATACATATTTTTAGTTTGTCAACTATAAACTTTCAGATTTAATAACTTTTTTTGAATCATTATCTTTAATGGAACCTTCTACTTTTTCTATCATTAGATCTTTATAGACTTTATCAAATAGTTTTACCCATTCTCTACCTATATTCCCTTGCCAATTCATTGATTGTTTTATCCATTTATAAGCGTTTTCTGCCCTAACAAGGGCTTCAGGGTAATCATCATAAATAGTCACCATCTTATTAGCCATATCTGCCACATCTACAAGAGGACGTATTACTTCATTATCATTAGCTAGTACTGTAGTAAGTGCTGCAGAAGTACCACTATCACACAAGTATCCTCTATCCTCAGTAATAAATTCTGTCATCGCTGTATTGTTAGGCATAAGTACTGGTGTTTTAGTAGCCATAGCTTCCAACCAACTCATTCCCATACCTTCACCTAAAGCAGTACTTACTACCAAGTCTGACGCATTATAAATCATATTCACAACCTCTCTGGGATACCCCTGATTAGGGCCGAAATTTTCTGGAAAAATAATATCATCATTAGTATTAAATCCATAAGATTTAATTACCTCAAATAAATTCCAACCTTGATCTTGTGCTGCCATATGGAGATACAAAATAGATTTAGGAACTTCCTTTCTAAATTCTTTAAAAGCTGCAATAGTACGTGGAATATCTTTTCTATGTTGATTTCTATTAAGGTTTGTTATAATAAATTTATCAGCATGCTTTCCAAAATACATTCTTTTAAAGTTTTCCACTTCATCACTAGGAAGTACTTTAAAATCAGTTGTATTTGCACCATGAGGAATTACTTGCATTTCCTGTACAGCAGGGAAGGCCTCTTTAGACATTCTTTTTCCAAATTCAGAGTATGCTACAAGATTATCAGCAGAATCTACCGTTTTAATCCAATCTTCTTTTGGTATCCCATCGATTGGAAAGTAGCAAATAGATTTAAAAGTTTTTCCAGCACTTTTGAGCTTCTCTAAAAGCCTAGGAACAAAGTTCAATATAAAAGTATCCTGTAGTAGAAACAATATATCATATTCCATTTGTGGGATCATTGTCATTACTTTTTCTCTTCCATATGGATCCTTTTGGGCATTGGTACCTGTTGGCCAAATTCTATATGGAAATCCGTGCGGGTCTCCCCAATAATTTATACCTAATACATCAATTTCGTACCTTCCTGTTCTGTGTAGAGCTTCAAATATATTTCTTGAAACCGTTCCAAACCCTGTTGCACATGTTGGGGAGTCACAATAAGCTAATACTTTAATTTTTTTATTTCTCATTTGTTTACTTAATTTCCTTTTAGTCATTTACTTCTCCTTTTTTAATTTTTTTGTTGCCAAAAATGGTGATGTATAATTTGTTGTTGAACTTCTTTCAATTTGTTTCTTTACTTTAGGATGTCTAGCACAATAAGCGTCTACATCTTTCTTTCTTAATGTTACCATAGTTGCAAAATCAGCTTTTGGTATCGCTTTAGACACTGCTATAGCATCATAATTAATACGAGCACTTTGTCTAATATACATTTGAATATCTTGACCTTCAAGATTAGTACCTTCACGTTTTATTTTTTCCATAATTAACATAGCTAATTCACGTTTACGTGTATCTAAAATCTTTGCGGTGCTTTTCACTAACTCATGTTCTTTTATTAATTCACTGTCAGTCAATTTAGAAGAAGGAAGAAAATCATATTCTGATTTAGTACACGCCTCTTCATAAGTTTTACAGTAATCTTTAAAATCACACCAAGGACAGAAAGTATTTAATGAAGCATAAGCCCCTTTTTCATTTAAATTTGACATCTCTTTATGCACTACTGTTAAATATTTATTAAAATTTTCCCGTTGTTCAGGAGTCCTATATGTATATACAGGGTCTGATCTAAGCATATCTAAACATAATACTATTCTTTTATATTGGGGCCATAGTAAATTAGCAACAAGGTCATATAAAGAAAGTTGTAAATCCTCTCTTAATTGGTCTGGAGTAGGAGCAGTCTTGGATGTCTTATAATCTACTACTAATAATGAGTCTTTATCTAACTCTACAACTTTATCCATTGCCCCAATTAATGGAATTCCAAGAGTTGTTTTTAAGTCAGGAAAATTCCCCTTTGGAAATCCAAATTTCTCCTCAAGACTAATAATTTTAGTACCTAAAGCAAACTTATCGATACGAGCTTTCACTAATCTTTTCCCTTCAGCATGTATCTCCATCTTTTCTATACCTTCTTGTACTGAAATTTTGTCATAGTAATCAAAAATCTTTTTCCTATCTGCCTTAGAAAATTTTCCTTTTTCTATCCAAAGTTTCCCCGCAAGTTCTAATGACTCATGACAAGCTAGGCCTAATTTAAATGCTGGATTGGAAAGCTTTGGTAGATGTTCTACATATTGAAACCAATACTTTCTTTTACATCTTAAAAAGGTACCAATTCTGGTCGCGCTCAATTTTATACTTTTCATTTTAATTTCCCTTTTGTATTCAAATATTTTCTTATTTCCATAGTAGTTAATTGTACTATAGATAATGTAAGCTTATCAATAACTTTATTTATTACTTCTACTGCATCATCATATTTTACATACTCTATTGTTTTATCATCGTCTTCAAACTTGAATCTTTCTGTTGGTATACGTAGCCCTTTAGCTAATTCATACTCCTCTGCCAATAAATCTACGTACTCTAAAGCATGTTGTTTAGTATCATCATTTAAATCTACCTGTACTGATTTAAATAACTCTATAATAGCATCTAATGTAGTCATCTTAAACTTCTCGTAATTAGCAAGAGATGACACACTATAATCTAAATCTGTATCCATAATCTTTTATTTCCCTTATACGTTTTATTTCAAGTAGTATATCACACACATACATTGCCTGTGCACATGCGTCTGCCATATCGTTATATTTTTTATAAGTACATTCATCGGTATCCCATTCTAATAAATCAGCGATTACTATAAATAATTTTTCTTTTTTCTTCGTTCCAAAAAATGCTTTAACAGTTTTATTACTCACTATAATAGGAGGTATTTTAAATATCTCGAACACTAATTGTTCTGCCACACCTCCAAACTTAGATAAAAGTTTATTAACTTTGGGATTCATACCTACAAACGTATCTTCCAAAATAACTACTGAGGGTTTGTATTTTTTTAACAATCTCAATAATTTTGTTCTAAACATGTCCAACCTCTCAGAAGTATCTAACTTAGCTTTAGTTTTAATAACCCCAAACTCATAATCATTATCTTTGTTTGATACTACTGCCCAGCCAGTTGAAGCTGCTGAAACATCTAGACTTAATATTTTATATTTTTTAATATAGATTTTTCCTCCTCAGATAATTCATCTATATTTGGTCGTTTCATGACTATTTTTATAATTATATTTCCTGGAAGTCCACCATTCAAACCATTCATTCCTTTACCAGTTAATTTATGGATTGACCCGTCTACTGTATTCTTAGGTACTACAAACTCAAACTCTTTGTCTTTAACTGCCAATTTCCCAGTACCACTACAATCTTCACACTTATTAGTAGGTAACTTTCCCATACCATTACAATTAGAACACGGCACAGTAGCTGATGTGGACATATTACCTAACCGTTGTTGTCGCACAAACATACCTTGGCCATTACAAGTAGAACAGGTTTCAAATTCTGTAGCACCCCTACCTTTACATGTTTGACATGGGTCATCATAAGATATTTTAAATTTTTCTTTTCCGCCACACAACAAGGTATATAAAGAAATATTTACTATTAATTGAATATCTCTACCCCTCATAGGAGGATTTTCTGGACGTTGCCCTCTACGATTTGTCCCTGAAAATATATCAAATGGATTAAACCCAGAGTGACCAAACATGTTATGAAGAGGGTTAGGATTATCGTAAGCACTGCGCTTGTCATCGTCACTTAATATATCATAGGCTTCAGAAATCTTCTTAAACTTAACCTCAGCGTTACTATCGTCTGGATTTTTATCTGGATGGTATTTAACCGCAAGTTTGCGATAAGCCTTTTTAATATCACCTGTAGAAGAATCTTTATCCACCCCTAGAATTTTATAATAGTCTTTATTATTCACAATTTAATACTTCCCATTCAAAGTCGCATCTACTACATTCATATTTATCATCTTTAACTTCGTATGCTGTAGCATTACACATTATACATTTATGTAAAGTATCTAACAGACCTTCTTTCTTTTCTTTAATATCATCCATACTATACTCCTTTTACTTTAATTATTTCTAATATACTACCTTGAATTTGTACTTCATCTTCTGTAAATCCAAAATATAATGGTGTAAACACTTGATTTTGTTTTAATTTAGGATATTTATTAGTAGCTAAAAGTACCTTAGTTATTGAAGGAAGATACACTATATTTCCATCATTTAATATATCAAAACCTCCATCTTTTTCACTAAAAACTTTAGGTTGTAGGTCTTCATATATTCCTCTTCTTGGAATAGATATACTAATTTCATCCACTACCTTAAATTGCGTCTCTGCCAATGGCATTAAAGAAAGTGTAGGTAAACCATTAAAAATTTTTTCTTCCATATTATTCTCCCTTTATTTCAGTAGCTTTATAACACACAATTGCTACATGACTATAATAATGTTTTCGTTCTCTTCTATAAACTTCTCTCATTTCTTCTATAGTGTTACACTCTACTGTAAAATGGTCTGTTTGTTCCCCATAAGGATTGACCACAACCAAATAAACTGAGTCCGACATATTAACCCTCTTCTGGAACAACTATAAAGTTGTCAACAACTACTTCTGTCCAATATTTCTTCTCTGGGGCCTGGCAATGCCTACATTTACCATCATAGCTACTCTCTTCTATATGCCCATGTATCTTAATAATAGACTGATTACTTACATCTCGCAGGGCTTCTGCAATCTCTTGCCATCCCGCAATTTTAATATACTGATTATGCCCTTTTACTGTTGGAATTGAAAGACTGCCTTTAAATAAACCAGTATTAAACTGCCCTACTTCCTTATATGTACCTCTTGAAATACTTCCTACTAATGTTACAAAATTTTCTCCTAAACCATTTTTCATTTCATTTACTCCTTATAGTTATTTAAGTAATACATTAATTGCTCTTTTGATAAATCTGCAGGGTCTAATCCCTTACCATCTTCATCTGTTTCTGTTATTATTTCCATGAATATATCTACTTTATTTTTTAATAACTCATATGATCTTGTTACGCCTTCCATACCTGCTTTATCGTTATCCAAAAATAACACTACACCTTTTGGTGCATAAGTACATAGTAAATCTGCTTGTCCTTTACTAATTCCTGCACCGATACAAGCTACTACATTATGTATTCCCAACTCATATAATCTCCAAACACTTTTAAATCCTTCTACTATTATCAATGGTAAATGCGCGGCGGCTTTTGCTTTATTCAAATTATACAATACAGAACTTTTATCAAAGCCAGGAGTTAAAATATATTTTTTATCTGTATCGACCACATTACGTCTTATATCTCTTAAACTATATGCTACTAGTACATCATTATCGTCATAGATTGGTATTATATCTCTCACTAACCCATCATTATCTGAATATCCACCTGCAATTTCAAAGTAATCCAACGTAGCTGAATCAAAACCCTCATCTATAAAAAAGGATGATCTGTAAGGTTTATAGTATTTTAAACGTTCTTCATCTACTACGGACGGCCTCTCTCCATTTACATTATTTAATCTTATAAACTCTTGTCTTTCTCTTTTACGCTTATAAGCCACCAACTCATCTTTACTGACTCCAACACTTCCAGTAAGTTCTTCTAAGTAAGTAAGAGCCTCCATGAATCCACAATTATTAACTGCACGTACAAGACCAAACATATCATTTCCAAATTGTTCGTTACATTTATGTGTAAAACAACACCAAGTTTTTAAATCTTTATTTAGTTTAAAAGCGGTCTTATTATCCCCACCATGGACTACACAAGCACATCTAACCTCTTTTACTGTTTCACTTTCTATCTTAAATCCTAAATTTTCTACTACATATAAAGGATCGACTATCTGTTTAACAGCATCAATTCTTTCTCTAAAGGATGTATCGTTATCTTTATGCAAGTTCATCACCTACTGTTTGTTCATATAATTCGTCATCAAAATCATCTATAGTTGCCTTATCATTATAATTAATATAGTATTGATCTGCAGGATTAATCTCTCTAATGTCTAATCTAGTTTTAAAAAATCTAAACCCTATCCCACCTGGTTGAGTACTTCCACCACGTCGTGTGTCCTTGATATGAAGTTTATAATCACCTGCTGCTTCCCCAGACTCTTTCTGTTCTTCCTCGGTCCTTACTCCCCATATTGCTATAATATCTCCAAATCTAGCTATTCTATCACTATCGGCTATATTATTTTGCCTGTTTAATTGTACAGCAGACAGTACTGGAATATCTAATGTCCCTGCTAAATCTTTAAGTTTAGTAGTTACATCACCAAGTAATTGATATTCCTTTCTATTGTCGCTATTCGTAGATAAATCTGGCTCTTTTAGGTAGTCAAATACAATTAAACCTATATCTTCTTTTAATTTATATTTTTTACATAAAGAAACGACTTTTTCAACGCTGTATCCTGGCATGTATTTATGAAATAATTTAGTATCTTTTATTATCATCTTAGCATGATCTAATTTTCTACGTTGTTCATCTGTATAACCACCATGCTTTATATCACGTTCCTTTATTCCTGAAATTCTTGCTAAAGTCCTAGTTTGCCACTCTAAAAATGTTAATTCTGTATCTATATATAATGTAGGAACATTCGCTCTAATAGCATTATGTATAGCTATATTAGTTAAGAAAGCACTTTTGCCCATCTTCTTTCTGGCGGCTATGATCATTAATGTGCCAGGAATCATGCCGTCTATCTGCCTATCCAGTACCGGATACCCTGTTGAAATACCTGTCATTTCAATTTTTTTATTTTTTCTCTCATCTAAATATTCATCAAGCGTATCACCAAAGCGTATAGGGTCTTCACTAAGCATTGAAAGTGACGACATATCTAACATGTCTGCCTCTACACTACTAATTAATTCTTTACTTGTCTTACCTTCTTTGGCATTATTTTTAATGCTTTCTGTATGCCTTTTTAATGCCCTATATGCCTGATATTTGGCACTTGATTCAAGAACTATATCAATATAGGTTTGAAAATTCTCTGGCGCAGCTTCAATATTACCTATAGATTGTACATAGCCTACCCCACCAATAGTATCAATTATATCCCCACCCTGAGCATGATTAATTACCATTGTCATATCTATTTTATTTATTCCTGTACGTAATAAACCATTCATAGTCATGAACAACATTTGATGTTCTTTCGCAAGAAAATCTTTTTCAGATACTTTAGTAGCTAAGTCATATAAGTAATTAGTACTTTGAAAACAATAAGACAATAAAGTCCTTTCATCTGCAGGACGTAAAAAAAGCTGTTTATCTTCTTCCACTGACATTACATTCTCCTCTCTGCTCTAATTGCAAATATCTCTTTCTCACGTCTGCCTAATTCTCTTTTAAATGTGGCAATATACTCACTTATAGATTTATCAACTCCATCTAAATGTGTGATCTCAAATTGTAATTGTGAAATTTCTTCTGAAAGTTTTGATAATTCAGGAAGAGTAGTAGTTAAGTACTCTGTAGTAGCAATTTTAGTTTTATATTTTTTAAGTAACTTCTCAGTCGTAGCTATAGATATAGAAGTATCCAATAATTTCTTCTTTTTAACTATGATTGCTTTTGATTGATTTAATTCAGACCTAAAAAAAATTAAATACTGCGCCAACGCAATAGAATACTGACTAATAGTTAAGTCGTCTAATGATCCTAAAGTCATTGGATTAAATTTCCAAATAGTATCTAAAAATCCTTGATTAATTTCTATTTTTCTAAACGAGTATAATCCGTTGTTCATAAAATTCCCTATGATATTTTGTCATCATTATCTTTACGTTCATCTAAAGGACGATTGTCATGTTTTCCAGTACAATAATACTCCCACTCAACTATCTCTTGTGTTGTAGGGTCAACTACTGGGCAATAATGAGATTCCATAGATATTGGTTTTGTTCCTACCATGTCCACCTGCTGACATTGTAGACTTAAATTACAATATTTACATTCACGATAAATAGTTCCGTCATTAAGACAAGTGAAGTCACAACAATCTTTATTGTATTTAATTGCATCTGCTGTGTACATCTTTTTTTGATTCTCATTACTCATAAAAACCATCCTTCATTGCTTTTTCTATTTTATATAATACTAATTCTTTTGTTAATTCTTCATCGTAATTAAACCGTACTAAACTTACATCGTTTTCTTCAGCCCAGATTCTTTTTAAATTATCACGTTCTCTTTGTTTTAAAAAATTCTGTCTAGTTCCATGAAAATGCTTAACAAATCTAGTATGTTGTTGTCCTTGTACCTCTACAACCACATCTAACTTCTTTATGTGAAAATCAAAAAATAATTTTTGTCCCTTATAATTTATATAATATTCACAAAAAACTTGTTTAAATGGTTTTACAGGAAACAGTTCTTCAAGAATATTTTGGACCTGGGTTGCTATGTAACTCATAAGCTTCTTCCAATCCTACAGTTTGTATAACTTTAAGTCTAATATTATTAAATAATTTATCATCATTTTTTAGAACTTCTAAAGTATTTATCTGCCCTTGAGCTAAATTCTCTCCATCACGTTTAAACCATGAACCTGCTTTTTCAATAATATCTAAACTAACTGCCATTTCTAAAACCTCACTATAAAAATCATATCCTTTACTATATATCAAATTGAGATTAGCTTTTTTAAATGGCTCTCCTAATTTATTTTTAGCTATTTCATGTACCGCAATATGCCCATAAACATCACCAGCATCATCTGCTAGACGTCTTGATTTAGCTTCTGGACCTCTAATACTTATACGTCCAGTTGCCCAAAATCCTAATGATTCTCCACCAGTAGTGGTTTCTGGATTACCATACGCACCAACCTTCATACGAAGTTGATTTACAAAAATTAATAAAGTCTCATTTGCTGCAGCTAGAGGAGTAATCTTTCTAAGTGCTTTAGACATAAGTCTAGCTTGTAATGCAATATGATCTTTATCTATATCTGCTTTAGCTTCAGCCATAGGAATTAAAGCACTAACACTATCAATAACTATCACTGAATATTGCCCTGTTTTTACAAGCTGCTCTAAAATATCTAAGTTTGGCTCTCCGCCATATGCCTGAACAAAATCTAATTTTGCTGAATCTACACCGTAATTCTCAAAAAGTTTCGGATCTACTGCTTGTTCAGCATCTAAATAGGCGCACTTTAAACCCCTTCTTTGAGCTTGTATCACAACATGTACCCCTAAGGTACTCTTACCACTACTATTAGGACCAAATACCTCATATACTCTTCCTAACGCCATTCCTCCACGACCTAATGCAAGGTCTAAACTTAAAGAGCCTGTACTTACTGTTTTAATTTTATTGACTCCTTTAGAAAGAGGGGCCAATACATTCCCATATTTTTTCTTAATGGCTGATAATGCTAATGCTGCTGCTTTATCTTCTACTGATTTTTCTTTTTTAACTATTTTCTTTTTTTGCATTTTTTCTCCTTATCTCATTAGCTAGTTCTTCTAAATCTGGAAATCCAAATTCAATATTATTTTTTTCAGCATATATTTCCGATGCTGCATCAACACGATTAATCCAGTCACTATCATCATATAATTCATCATTAAGTAAAGATAAAATACGTTCAGTTATCCATCCTAATTTGTCTTGACCAAATAGTCTAAAAGAGGTGTACGTCATAGGATTTAAGTTTAACTCATTATGGTATTTAAATAAACCTTCTACAATTTCTACACATTTTGCTAAAGCATCATGATATTCCAATTGAGTACTATCTTTTATCTTCTTAACAAACTTCTTGGCAATAGATAAATCCACTACATCGTCTCTACATGGAGTAATGCTTCTTAAATTAAACTGAAGCAGGTAATAATATAAATCTACTAAATCTCTAGTTGTTTTTACTTTTTCTGCTCCCTTAGGTTTCATAATAACCGCATAATTGTTCTGTTTTATGATACCTATACAGGCAGTTAACAAATTGTTATATTTTATTCTATCTGGAATTAAAGGATTATCATCTTTTAGACTCACCAATGCGTTATTTAATTCTTTAATATATTTATCTTCTTTGAACATGAATTTTATCTTACCCTTAAATTGACAACGTAAGCTTTATGATCTTCAAAACCCAAAGATTCTAATATCACACCGTGATTGGCATCAATACACTTAAGTTTTAAAGTATCATCACCAAGAGAAAACAAAGTATTTTTTAAATCTACTCCATCAACATCCAACGAAAACTCATCCTTACTTAATATGCCTGGATACTCAAATAGAGCGTCGTCTGCAATAAGAGAAAGAGTATTGTCCTTCAAAGCTATAGTTACTCTATTATAATCTTCAGAATTTAGCACATCAGCAAATGAGGTGATTCCATTAAGTAAAGTTTCCCTATCTACTTCCACAGTCTTATCAAAATTAGAAAATATTCCCATATATTCTGGGTAATCCTTATAAGATAATGTTGTTGACCAAAAAATAACGTCATCTATAGATAAAATAGTTTTCTTATTTGTTATTTCAAAAAACAATTGTGCATCATCTATTAATACTCTCCTAAGTCCCATAAGAAACTCATAAGAAAGAAAATAATCACCATCTTTAAGTTTATTGTTGTTGCCCGATACGGCATAATCAGATAAAACTCTTGCATTAGTTGAAGTAAATCTTATAGTCTCACCCTCAACTAACATTCTCAGTCCCTTAACATAATCAATACCACTGCTAGGATCTATCGCGTATATTGCTTTGTCTATTGCTGATTTTAAAAGACTTGAATTGATAATAAGATTTGGCTCTGTGAGTTTCACTTGAGAAACAAAAGCAGAAGACTTAATTTGGTCTAACTTTAAACTACTATTAGTTTCTGTTCCATTCTCTAATAAAGTTATTACATTAATATGTAATCTAGGAGCTTTAGTTACAAACTGAAAATCTTTTGATCCAGTTTCTCCGTCCCAAGAAGAGAACGTCATGATAAAAGACTTCATTTTACTGTAAGTTACAGTAGTCTCCCCAGGAGTTACTATCTTTGCTGGAACCTCACAGGAAATTCCTGACTTTCCATTATTAGATAGAAACAATACCTTATCATCTAGTGTTTTAATTAAAATTTGACCTTCGAACGAGAGAGTATTTACTTTGGCTGTAACACTCAACAGCTTGACGGCACGCTGGGCGGCGTCAGTCTTGATAAAAAATTCCATTTATACCTCTTTGTTTAATTATTAATATTTTACTCTTATATAACTATAGAGAGGTTAGTTTAATATATTCTTTATAGCTATTATTGTTTGCACTTAACTAATATAAGACATAAAAACATGTTTGTCAAGTATATTTATTTTTTTCTTCAATAAAAATTTTCATACAAAGATATAATAATACATTAATATGTTTTGTCAAGTAAAAACTTTATATAGGAAGATGAGCTCCTGAAACCGTAATTACTTGGTTATCAACATAGTTATACAGCGCATGTTCAGTTAATTGACCATCAAATAATAAAGTAGAGTTGGATATTGTTTCTCCATATACAGTAGAAGTAATATCATCTGTAGATCCATATATTTTTACATTTCTTGCTCCAATATCAACACTAATTCCAATAAAATGACTATTATTTATAACTATATCTGTAATATCTCTAGGTGAATTAAAATTACAAATTAATCTTTGATTTGTTATATTACGCCTTGAAGTAAACCATTGATTGTTTGGCCAATTATTAATTTTAAGATTAGTTGTATCAAAAGTCTCTATAGCAGTGGAGGTTGCCGTATAATTAGTAGTACTAAAACAACTACAATAAGCCGGACCCATAATAATTTTTCCATCCTCATTATAAAAATCAATTGATCTTATACCAGTATAATTAGTTGACCCCCAATTATCCGCTATATCTATAATAATTGATTTAGCAGTATATGAATCACTTTGATATTTAACATACGTATCTTCAAGTTGTACAGGTATACTTTTAGATTTTATAAGTGCATTATAATCAGGGAGTGCTGAATTATCAAAACAAATTAAACTACTATACCCTCCAAAACTAGTTTCCAAATAATAAGAACCATCACCACTAGACACAGTTGAAGTTAAATATTCATCATTATCATCTCTAAATACTCTTACTTCACGTTGAGTTACTATATTATTTAATGAGACAATTCCAGAAAAACAATGTGTTATGGGTACAGAATTTATATAGCCGCCAAATTTTGGCCCATAACTATGTGTCTCTATGTCTGAATATTCTATATAGTCTCTGCCATTTGAAATATTAGATGAAAAATCTAAATTAGATATTCTCCAAGGCTGATAAGCTCCAGTATTATATAATCTTATATATAAATATGTATTATTATTCTCCATACAATATATTTTTTCAGAAGCAGACATCCCTAAGTCATCAATGAATAATATAGCCTCTTCTCCGGAAAAATTTCCTGTATTAGAGGCTTTTAATGTAAATCCAAAACCATAATTTCCAGAGCCATTACCAGATACACGCATTGTCGATACTAACTTAGGACTAGTAAATTGATAACCTACCCATCCTGCATCAAGTGCCAAATCGGCATAAGTACTAGTATTATTATCAAAAATATTCTCTGCAGTACCTATAATTCCAGAAGATGTAACAGTACCACTAACACATAAATCAGGACTTCTCCCAATAAAATCATCGAACACAAGGCTAGACATTTCCGATTTTGTTATCGTACTTTGAGGTATTTTATCAAAATTACTACTAAATAACCCATCTGTAGCATCCCAAAGAAACCTGCAATTAAAAAATGAAATTGAATTTAAAGGGTATCCACTTGGAGAGTTCATATTTTTAAAAACTTTAGGATCATAAGAGGCATTTCCATCCAGGCCATTAGAAGCGTCAAAAGTACATTTATTAAATATAATATCTAGCAAAGAAGTATCAGTAGTATCTTGACAAAACCTAATTAAATTTATTTCATATCCAGTAGAACTACTTTCAAATACAATCCCCTCTACATACATTATGATTGGTGGTGAAGGGGCCACATAGTGAACTTGTAATGGTAATTCATAGTATTTATTATTACTGGTCGAATTACTATCAAAAGTTATTACCACACGCCTTTCCCCAGGAAAATCAGTATTTCCGATTAAATTTACTACTTTATCTCGAAAATATAACATTTCTTCATAAATACCTTCATCAATTAAAATAGTATCTCCATTATTAGCATCTTCATATGCATGAGTAATTGATAGGTACTGTTTATCTTGCCCTACTCTTAGTGTTGTCATTTCAACATAGCTCCTTTGGCACCATGCCACTAAAAATTAAATTATTATAAATTGGGGCTGTTTCAGCATCTTTACAAATTATTAAATGTTGGCCACTATATGTAGTATCTATAAAATAATCGTTTGTTATTGGTTCTGATATATTTGTATTAATAAATTCATTTGTTTGCTGATTAAATAAGGTTATATTCCAGACCACTGTAGAACTATAATAATTAAAATCATGTGGAATGGGGTAATACAAATCTTCAGGAGAAAAAATTATTCTTATCGGTTCATAATTAGAAAAATATAAATTATTATACAAGGATACCAT